GGTTTTCGTAAATTGGGTATCCAAGTAGCAAGTCGCGTGCTTCTGCTGAAAGAGATGGTTGGAACAAGTATTGTCCAGCTGTATCTTTCAACTTACGAACGTTTGCAATTGAAGTTCCGTTCATTTGGAATCCTGTTCCTGCAAGTCTGCGACCTGAAGAATCAACAGAATAAACTAAATCAATTAGGTTATCTGCTGTTGGATTTAATGAAGTTCCAACAAGTGCTGAACCTGCACGAGTAACTAAACCGTTAGGTTCAACTGTTCCTGTACCTGTTGTAAGCGCTGTGTTAACTGAGTAACCAAGTGATTGACCAACTTGACTTGCTAGGAAGCCAAGAATATCTACACCTGAATCTTCAATCAATTCACGAGAAACTTGGGTCAAGAATGAATACTTGAAAGCACCCAAAGTTACGAATGAGTTGAATACTGGATCAGATTCACCAATGGCAGTACCTTCTCCAGCGATTGTGCCAGATGAGTATGTACCGATTGATGGCATTTGTAGGTTTTCTCCACCAGCTGTATTTAAGATGGTTGAGGTTTCCAACATTGGGCCAGATTGTCTTGCAAGCAAGATAACTTGGTTGTAGAAAGAGGTTGGAACTGGTGCGCCAGTTGAAGTTTTAACAACATCTCTCTTTTCGAAAGTATGTGAACGAACTTCACCTCTTGCCATTGCACGGATTGCTTCAGCGTCATCATTTTGTGATGCAACTTCTGCAACTGGACGTGCTTGGTTTTCTAATCCACGCATTGCTTCTGCGGCACGCATTTCGCGGTCTGCATCAGACTTTAGTGTTTCGATTACTTTTGCTCTTGTATCTAGGTCAGCAGAAATACGTTCGTATTTTGCATTTTCCTCAGCAGATAAATCTCTTTTTTCTGCTGCTGCACCGTCAAGAAGTGCTTTGGCTTCTGCCCAAGCGCTCTGACGAGCTTCGTGTTGTTGTTTAATATATTCAGACATTACTGAACTCCTTATAGAATTGATTTGTATTCGTACATCTGCGAGGCTCACTCGACAGTAAATATGGTGGTGGCATCCACGCAACCACCATCAGTCTAACAAAGATTTAGCGTGTCTCAGAAATTTCTGTGATTCTTGTTTCTCCGATAGGGTTAAACTTTTTTGTTTCAGTTGGTTTATCAAGATTTGCAACAGCCTCAGCCATAGCATCAGCGAAGTCAGCGATAACACCTGACTCTGGATTGCCAGCAGCCTTTAAGATTGCATCTTTAATTTGTTGCTTATCCATTGTTATACCGCCTTGAATAGTAGGTCAAGTTGTTTACGTTTCAGTTCCAACAACTCATCAGCAGATGGTGTGTTCTCTCTCAACTTGGTTACAACTTCTTGCAATAAATCAGCTTGAATATCAGGTAACTTATCCCCTGATTCCAACTTGTTCAAAGCATCAGCCAAAGCATCAGCATCAACATTTGTTCTAGAAGCCAAAATATCTAATAATCTAACAGAAGCCGTTGTTGCTTCGTAGGCTGGGAAACCTGTGACAATAGAAACTTCGTGTAAACGAATCTCTTTCAATTGTCTGGTCATACCATCATCAGACCAAGAATCGCCTCTCGCTGGGACAGAGAAACCAAAAGACATTGAGTGAACATCTCCACGTTTCATAAGCACAGCCAAATCGCGACCAGCAGTTGTGTCAGGCAAAGTTGCCTCAGCCAATAAACCTTTTGAGTCCTCAGAGAGTCTTAAAGTTTTTGAACGAGTAGAAGCTAACACTTCATCCATATTATGATTCTTGAAAAGTTTGACTTCGTTTCTTGCCTTGAGGGAACGTTTGAAAGCACCAGGCATAATTCTTTCAATGAAAGGTAGTGGTTCGGAATCACTATTGAACACAGCAGCGTAACCAGTAAATCTCATACCATCAGATTCGGTTGTGGTAACTCTTAACTCAAAATCAACATCTGTTTTAATTCGGCGTTCAACTTTGTTCACAGTTTTTTCCTTTTCACTCTTACTTGATTTTACATTGATTGTTGACCAACGTTGCATATTCTGTTCAGCATCTAACTGATCCACAATACTTTGGGCATAACTTTGTGTTCTTTCAGCAGCACGTTTACTTGGCCCGCTTCCCCAAAGCAAATGCGCTACAAGACCTGCACCTGGGTAACCTGAATCATTTGAATCAGAATTTTGTGGTGCATCTAAATCAACAAGATGGCGAGCAATCCAAGGGGCAATTCTGCGCCATTTATCTTCAGACACACGACCCTCAGCCATATCTCTTGCTTCTTGTTTAGTTTTATCTGTTAAACCTGCGCCACCGAAACCTTGACGGTTAAGTTCCAAACCTCTGCGAGCAGCAGCACGCATATAAGCTGGTGCTTCTAAATTAACTGCGCGTTCCTCATCAGGATTACTTTCATCACTAGGAACATCTGGAACATCAGGAACATCCAAAGCGGTGATACCTAAATCTCTGTAAACTTTTCTCATTGTTGGATTGTTATCAATCGCAAGAATCACGTTATATTCTTTCAACAAATTTTCTGCTGTGACTCTCTTAAAATCTGCGGTGTCAGCTGTTGAGCCAGGATTCATAAATAATCTGTCGTAGTCAATACCTAAATCATCTAATTGGCTAATTGTTGATTCACGATTATCCACGTTGCGACCTGTGACAATAAAAATTTCTGTGTCAGTCATATCGTCAAGGAAGTTGTAAACTCTTTCATTCCTGCCACCAGAAGTAATAAGTGTTCCGTCAATATCAACAATGACAGCCTGTGGGCCAGACTCTAAACGTAAACTTCTTAAATCATCTATTTTTCTTAAAGTTGAAAATTTGTGTGCAACTTTTACATCTGTTGGTTCATAACCATCAGCCATTTCTCTGAAAACAACAATTAGTGCAGCAGGGTCATCAGGAGTGCCAGTAATAGTGAAAGATGAGTTTGGAACATTTATTGAACCATCCCGAACAATTCTTTCAATTTGACCTCTGGCTCTACCACCAGCAGTATTCCAAGAAACAAAATCGCCTACAACTAATTCATCTGGGGCAGCACGTTCCCTACCTGGTTCCATATCCTCAGCTAAAGAAATAGCAACCATCTGATCAATAGCATCTTGTTTGTTTTGATGGCAACCAATAACTTCGCCATCTTCTTTAATAGTTGCCCAACCTGAACAGTCAGGTGATGAGTCAGTAATAAAATATGGCATTACAAAACCTGCTTCATAACGGAAACTGTTGCTGTGGAAGTTGTGATGATTCCATACAAAGCATTTCCTGGCGCTAAATTGATTTCAAAAGAGTCTTGCTTAATTAGTCTTAAACCTGTTGAAGTTGTGACAGTTGAGTTACCTATGTAAACATTGTCTGTGTTGTCGTGTAAATGTAAATGAACCAAAACTGGATTTTCACTACCAGCGACCAACAAAGTTGGGGAAGTTGTGACAGTAACGTGAGAAGTTGATAAAGGCATTAACCCATCCTAAAGAATCATAAGCAAGTCAAGGTCATCTTGCTCTGAAGAAAAGTCTATCCGACTTTGCGCCATAGTGCTCAAACCAAAAAGGTTACTTTGAGTGGTAGCAAAAATTGTTTTGATTAAAGGCTCAAGAGGCTCAAACTCAAAGTTAACAATTGTTGGTTTAATTTCAATTGGTTCAGGTTTCTTTTTATTTTGAACCTGGTAATAGCCATACCTTGAACCGTAATGTTGGTCTGGTTCAGGTGGACTAGGGCTAGTAGCGTCAGCATTAGCAACCAAAGCACCTAACTCTGAAACTGCTGTCACATCAACTTCAGGCAAAGCCTCAATTGTTGCAATCATTGATCCCAGTAAAGATTGGGCTTGAGCTACTTTTGTGGCAACAGCAGAGGCTGAGGAACTTAACCCATCCAGATTTGTAACACCTTGAACAAAATGTGTTACACCTGATTGTGATAGCGAACTGATAGCACCTAAAGAAGCTGAGGCTGTGACCTGAACTGTTGGTGTTGATTGAACTGTGGCAGATAGACCACCTAAAGCACTTGTTGCAACATCATTGACAACAATTGGTTCACCAGAACTTAAAACGTTACTGTCAAGTTTTCCACGATTAGTAGCATCAAGAACTAAAGTTGGTGGTGTTGTTAAATAATCTGTATCAAGTTGCCCTGTGTCTAGGACAAATTTTGATGCCATAGTTTAACTAGCGATTGTTAGAGAAGCTGTCAAAGAACCTGAAGCAATGGTGTAAGTGTCGCCCGCTGTGTAAGGGTTACCTGTGATTGTTCCTGAGAACAAAAAGTTACCTGCTGTCAAATTATCCCAAGCGGTAAAATGTGTTGCATC